TATTTAATGGATCTTTAGCATCATTTGTTACATAAACACGAAATGAGGCGGTATCGCCACGAACTACTGTCCAATTAACATATGGTGGCTTTGCGCCAATATCATATTTATCTGAACCTTGACCTCTATATGTTGCCATTTTTCTCCTAAAATAAAAAAAGATAATAATCCACTTCATATTATAGCACTTTATGACTTGTACTTGTGAGTAGGATTATGTTATACTAGGTGTATGACACCGTTTATGGTGTCATATCTGTTTATAGGAGGAAAACTTGACAGACAGAAAAATACTATCGGGGGTTCTTATCACAGCTTTTAGCTTGTCTATGATTTTGGGGACAATGCCAATGGCTTCTGCTAAGAATAACTTACAAAGTATAGATGTGGTAAATAAGACAGCTATTGCTGCCGCCGAAAGAGCGGCTTTTTTGCTATCTATGCCAAGTAAGACTAAAATACTTGACAAGTATGAGAATGCTACAAGTTTAACTGACAGCCAGTTGGTTGAATTGCTAAAAGCAGTAGGATTCAAAGGACAGGGCCTTAAAATGGCCTGGGCAGTCGCAAAGGCTGAGTCCAATGGTCGTCCATTTGCTTTTAATGGAAACGCCAAAACTGGAGATTCCTCATATGGAATTTTTCAGATTAATATGCTTGGCACACTAGGTCCAGACAGACGAGATAAGTTTGATCTTGATTTAAATGCTGAGCTCTTTAGTCCAGTCAAGAACGCAGAAATTGTGTTCCATATGACTCAGGGCGGGGAAAACTGGAGCTCATGGAGTTCCTACAAAAAGGGAGCTGTTACAAAATGGCTTCATAAATTCCCTAATCAATAACCTATAAAAATACGAAAGTGCCAGGGGACAAAAATCTCCTGGCATTTTTGTTTTATGAAACTGATACGTGTAAAGACTTAAGATAAACGTAGCAATCGTTATCTGTTCTTATTTGTGGAATACCGCCTGCTGTTTGAATTGATTTTGACTCAACAAAAAGGGTATGCTCAACAGACATTTCATAGTCATACTGATATTTTAAATTACCTACATAGGTTATTGGAAATCTATCAAAATAATCTATAAAGGTTCTAACCCAAACCTCTGTGTTATTTGAAAATGTTGATATTTCTAGATTATAACGAATTGTTATAATTGAACCAACATTAACTGCTTTAAAATTTATTTTCTGTGAATCATAACTCCATAAGGCTACTGATTTTTTAGGTAGAAATTCTTCTGTGGTGCTTTTACCTTTACCAGGTAATATTAAATTTACCCAACCATCATCGCCTTTGTTTGCACCAGTTCGTACTTGTTTTTTTTCTTTACTATCATAGTGTGCCCAACCTATATCCTGCATAGATGGGGAGAGAATGCTTATTCCGTCTTTACCGTCTTTGCCATCCCTACCAGGCTCTCCTTGTGGTCCCTGTGGGCCTTGTAGACCTTCTGGGCCACGCTCTCCTTTTGGTCCTTGGATTCCACGTTCTCCTTGTGGTCCTGGAACTGCAACATACATTACATCTGGATTTTCTTCTAGACCAGAGCGATCTAAATTATCAGAATATTTTCTTTTTTTAGCGGCAGAGGGAAAGTCCATACTCTTTGCCATACGGACCAACTACTTCTTTACTTTAAAAACCTTACCGCCAACTTTAATAACTGGAGGTAGGTTATTTTTAACTGAAGTCACCTTAACTACTGGCATTACAAAATACCTCCTGGAGTTACATCGCCTAGTACACAAATTGTTCCAACTACTGGAGTCCAAGTGGTTACATCAGATCCAGCTGTTATTGTTACCTGAAGATCAAAAGGAAGCTCTGCAACAACAGTCTTAAAAGTTGCATCTCCCCAGTTTTGAGTTACTTCTCCTGGAACCTTAATCTCTACAAACCCATCATCTTCTACTACAGGTAGATCATCTAAAAAATCTCCTGAAGGATCATAAGCAGTTGCTAGAAAGGTCCAATTCGTAGTATCAAAATATGTTTTTTCATCATCTTCAAAAAACTCTACTTTTAGAGTGGCGCTATCACCACGGACGACTGACCATTGAATATTTGCTGGACTTGCACCATGCTTTTCGATAGAAGGAGCACACATAATAAAAGATTATACCATAATAATAAAGGCTGAACCCGCTAGGGGCAGTGGGGGGTGGGTAGAGAGCAACCTAGCGGGCCAGCAACTTGATTATAACATTTGTTTATTAAAAAACGGACAAAAGGTATAAAAACTTTCAAACCAGACAGTATTTACTAATTGTTATAAAAGAGTTATAAAGAAAAAGCGGTATAGAGTTTAAAAACCCAGAGAACACGTGTATAATTGAAATATATATAAAAGAAAAGAATATCTTAATAAATTATATATTTAATATATATTATATATAGTAGTTAATAAATTACTTTTTAGAATGATCTTCTAAGTGGTTAATCATCATATCAAACACTTTGTCCATTTTATCTTCAAGACGTGTAATTTGATCTTTCATACTGGATCCAGAATTTGGTTTCAATTCTGATAGAATATCTTCAACGTATTTTTTCACAATCCACCTTCCAACAATGCCAACGGCACCAATAATGGAGATTACCGTTAAAATGAATCCTGCCCAATCTTGTGCTGACATAAAACAAATTATATCATTATTTGAGACAAAGTTTAAATAAATCCACCAGGATTGGTAAAGTTAGCAGAGTTTAGAGAAACCTTTTGCCAAGTATTTGTTTGAGTGCAAATATACAATACTCCATTTACCCCGTCAATTGCTATTTGCCCAACAAGTCCTGTAGAAGTTGAAGAAGCTGGAATACCAGTTACATAACTCAATCCAACTTCATCCTTAATTGATCCAGCTTCCCAAAGCCCATTTGCTGCATTATAAATTAAAGTATCTCCAGTATTTGCTGTCTGTGCAGAAACATCATGTAGTTCTTTAATCTCATACCCATTCTGGACGTGAACAAATATTTCTCCATTATTTGATTGCGCCCTGGTTACTGTTCCAAGATATACAAGGTGTGCTGGAGCATATGGTTTATTTATTAAGCCAAAAATTAAATTACCGTTTGTACCAAGCCATACTGGATCTCCAGCCACGGCACCAGATGTATCGATTCCGTCAAGAAGTCCTTCTGTAATAACAAAACCAAAATCATTAGCATTTAAATTTTGTGCAATAAGTCCAAGTGTTTTGCTAGATGTTGCTTCGGATGCATTTGATGCTTTTCCGACGATCATATTTGTTCCTGCACCGCCAGTTGATCCAGTTACATACACAGCCTGTCCAGCAGTTAGTGCAACGCCAGCTTTTACGATATGCTTTACTTCAGATGTGTAATTATCGATCCATTCGGTGTTATAGTCAACTCCGTCGATCTTTGCAAGAATCTGCCCAGCAGTTCCACCAGCGATAACTCCAGGACCAGCGGGACCTTGTGGACCAGGTTCACCGACTCCATCGGGACTAGTGAACCGTGCCATTACTCAAGTCCTATTTTGATTGTAGCAATAGCAGATCCGTTAACACTGGAAATAGCATAAAGTGGATCACGGCCATTTAATTCAAAGGCAATAGCATTATTTGGGGCAATTCGATAACCGTAGTTAGCAGCGGTTACATCCTCGCCGCCAATATATACATACGCCGCTGCGTCAACATTTTGAATTGTAAAATCAATTCCTGAAGTTGTACCATTTGGCGTAATACGGGTGGCGGTAGCGTTACTTAAAGTTATTTTGGCATGTGCTGTCATAGAAATATTATAACCGCTTTTAAACGACGGCGAAAATAGAATCATTCAAACCCCCATATACAACCTATGGGTGTAAACACCCTATATGTCTAAATATGGTTGACTTTTCTAAGTATCCGTAGTATACTGATATCCACATGATAAATTCTATAATTGAAATCCTAAAATCTGGTTTGGTTGATAAATTAAAAACCCATCACAGCCTCTATAGGCTACCTTGCACCTCCGAATATCTGGAAGAACTAATAGCCTCAATCCTGGCTGAAGCGGGGTATACAAATGATTGGCAACCAAATAGAAATCATACCGCTAGTGTAGATATAAAGCTAGATACGGGAATGACATTTTCTGTTAAATCAGGGACGTATTATATTGATAAAAATACCCTCAAGTTTTCTGGATCAAGACTTGGTAAACACGATAATATATCAGAGATGGTTAAAAGTGTCATAGACAATAGTGCTGAATATTATATATGTGTATCTAAAGTAGACCAGGATTGGTCCCCTACCCCCGCATTTTCGGATACTAAGACATATTACCTATTTGTATTTCCTGCAAGCGCTTTGCGCTATGACTCTGATTGGAATGAAATACATTCTGATAAGGGATCTAAATATACTATGGAGATAGATGGGCTAAGAGCTGTTATACATTCTTCTATGTCTCATCAATTATGGACATGGGTTTCCACAGATACCGTCGGAGATCCACATAAGCTTGATATAATGTAAATATGGGAGACGACGTAAAACCTTGGGATCTACTTAATCCTAAACAGCCTAGAAGCTCAGAAGAACTTGGTGCATACCGCCTTGATATCTGTAAGG